GTGATGCCTTCCGGCTTTGTGTTTGAAGGTGTGCGGTTCTTCGAATCCACCAACTTCCCCAGCAAGTCCATCACCGTTGACATCAACGACGGCGACGGCTCTGTTTCTCACGACACTCCTCCTGCCCTGTTCTTCGGTCCTCAGGCTGTGGGTGTGGGCATCGGTGGTCCGAACGCTCAAGTTCTGATCAACAACAACGACGACTTCAGCCGCTTCATCATCCTGATTTGGCAGCTGTACGCCGGTTTCGCGAACCTGAACAAGGACTTCGTGACCTGTGCCTTTACCATTACTGAGTGATAAAGGAGGTACTTAACAATGGCTGCTTACAAAGAAGAAGCCGGTGCAATTCTGCAACCCGGTAATCAGATCAACCGCCTCTCCTCCTACAACACCGAAGGTGTGTACGGCTGGCCTGGCGTTGAAGCTTTCGAGCTTATTGGCTACATCAAGATTGATAACCTTTCTGCTGATAAGGCCAGCTACAAGAGCTTCAGCATCACCATCCCCTCTCCCGACCGTCGTCCCGATGATCGGGTGCGTGACAACCGCACCACTCTGACGGTGCAAGCCAGCTCGGATCGCCCCGCTTACATTTACGGTGCGTCTCTGGCTCTGGCTCAGGACATCCCCGCTGGTGGCCTGGCCGGTTTCCCTGCCTCCCCTGTGACTGCCGACCTGCTCGGCACCAACACCGAGGTTCTGCTGCTGGGCCCCGACAACTCGGGCAGCCCCTTCGGCGTCCCCTCCTCGCAGGCCAACGGTCTGGCTGCTGCTAGCTCCAGCCTGACCATCGGTGCTTCGGGCATTGCCCAAGGCACTGGCGACACCACCAACGGCGACCTGCCCTTCTGGACCACCGTCACCACCGCTGGCATCACGGCTGCTAACGCTGCCAACTCGATGTTCTACAAGGTGACCTCGGATCAGCTGTTCAAGGTCTACAACATCAACGCCATCACCGATACTTCCGTGAACGGCGACGGTGTGTACATCAGTGCCGATGACTCGACCGCTGGTAAGGCTGCTTACCTGCTGTGCCGCGTGAACTACCTGCGTCCCGCTGCTGCTGTGTCCTGGAACGACATCCAGGGCTTCATCGACTTTGCCTCCCAAGTGGGCGGCACTGACAGCTGATCAGTAGCAAATTAAGGTGAAGGTTGGTATTGTACTGGTAGATCGTTTACACCCTAGATGCTCTATCAGTACAAACCAACTGGCGGCCTTGTCGAGATGATTGCAAAGCATGGCGACAACGTCGTCATGTGCATTGATTCTCAAGATGAGGTTCTGTATGTCGAAGAACAGGACCTCATCCCTCACCTTGAGGCAACCAACGAAAAGATTCGGACGGAAGAGCGTTTAACTGCCCAGCTTGAGACAGAAGGAGTTAAGCCCCCAACCCCGCTACCGAAAGAAACATTTCCTGTTGACACACGCGTCAACATCAACACAGCCAGTGCACGTCAGATTGCTGACCATTTGCCTGGTGTAGGATTGAAAACAGCCAGGGATATTAAGGATCTTCAGTTATCCATGCCTGGCGAAAAATTTCTCAAACTCGATCAACTTAAAGCAATTAAGCGTGTTGATTGGGATGAGATTATTAAAGAAAATCTCATTCGTGTTGAGTAATGCAACTCGATAGCTTCCTTAAGTCAAAAGTACGCTGGCACCTGGGATATAACACCACCTCGATTCCAGCTGGCGACCAAGCAAGGCTTGAGGAAGCTGTCAACAACATTCCAGATTCGTACTGGTACTCAAAGATTGTCGAACAGGTCACTCGGTGTGACGAGGCTGAAAAACGCACCGATATGACCGGAAGCGTTAATAACAATGTAACGCCCGCTGGAAGGAAAGAAAATATTGCTGGTGATGTCGACCGTACCATTAGTACGACTGACTACAAGGACACGTTAAAAACGTGGACGGCAATCTATTTGTACGAGACGGATCGATTAGCGAACCATCTCTATGTCCCCAATTACCGAAACCCAGAACAAGCACGCTATCGATTCAACCGAGAAGGCGCCGAATTTATTCAAGCTCTTCCAGGCCCCGCTGACGTTGCCGTTGGTACTCGGCTTATCTTTAACAACGATTTCCGGTGATACGAACATGGCACAAGCAAAAATCGGAACATTAAAACCAGAAGATCGCCAGGCCGTATTCCAAACCGCCACCCGACTTGGACTTGACCCCTACGAGTTTGGCGCCCTGATCCACCAGGAATCAGGTTTCCGCCCCAATGTTTGGGGTGGCTCTGGCGGTCAATACCGTGGCCTGATTCAATTTGGCCCAGGTGCTCGCAAAGAAGTCGGTCTTCCCTCCAAGGAGATGACCATTTCAGAGCAGCTTCCTTACGTTGAAAAGTATTTCCAAAGCCGTGGCTACAAACCAGGTATGGGCATTGCCAAAGCATACGCAACTGTTCTTGGCGGCAACCCCAACGTTTCTTTGAAGGCCAAAGATTCTTTTGGAACGTCTGTTGAAAGTTCTCTCCCTAAGTTTCAAAAAGGCGGCCAGCTCTACAAGATGGCTCAGACCACTCTTGGTGATCCGCTGACTGGACCCCAAACACCTACTGTGGCTGCGGCTCCTGCTCAGCAACAGCAGCAGCAACCAAACACGGTCATTGTTTTAACTGATGGCGGTGAAAAAGAAGAAGACGCTCAAACCAAGCTTGGCAAAAGTTTTCTCTCTGGTTACCTTCAGGAAGCTTTCCAGCCTTCTGGAGCCTCAGAAAGCACCGCAGCTAAAATGAGTCAAGGACTGTTCAGAAGCATGCTGGGCAGCATTTCAGGGACCACAGCATCTCCTGATTATTTCGCACAAAGGAAGTCGTAACAAATGGCGGGCATCACGTTTGCAGGCACTGTTGCAAAAGCTGGCGAGGACGTTCTACCCACAACAGGTCCGCATCTTGATGTCCGTGTTCTTAAAGACGGTCAGTACATTGATCCTGCCACCTGGCGCTCTGGCCTTCAACGCTTAAAGATCGGCAAAGGCAAAACTCCTTTGTACCAAGAAAAGGGCGGTCAATTTACACCGTCCTTTCCAATCACATCTGGTTACGGACCACGGACTGCACCAACCAAAGGCGCATCGACAGATCACAAAGGAATTGATTTCGGTGTTGCTGGCGGCGAGCAACTGTTTTGGGAAGGAGCCGGAACCTTCAAGCCAGGCAAAGGCTATGGCAGCATCGTGACCCCTGAGGGTTATGAGGTTCGGCTGCTCCATACAAAAGGCGGTCAAGAAGCAGCGGTGGCGGGACAACCAACTGTTGCACCGCAACCAAAGCAGACAGCACAGCTGCAACCCAGCATTACCATCATTGATACACGCGGTAAAAAGCCAGAGCCCAAGAGCTTCCTTGAAAGTTACCGCGATCAAATGATTTCAAATGCCATCGGCGCTGGCTACTCCAGTCCGCAGAGAGCATCTTCTTTTATTGATCCACTTTCTCTGGTCACAGAGATTGCTCAGCAACGGCCAGCCAATTACTTCTCGTAATGTCGTACACAAAACCTGAGCTGCGGGAGCGGCTTAAAAATCAAATTAAAGCCGGATCCAAAGGAGGCAAGCCCGGCCAGTGGAGTGCTAGGAAGGCGCAACTTCTAGCCCAGGCTTATAAGCGCCGTGGCGGTGGCTACACAGGAGAGAAAACAGAGGGACAAAAATCGCTTAAGCGCTGGGGCGATCAAAAGTGGATGACCAAACAAGAATACGAAAAGAAAAACAAGTAGAACTAAAATTTAATTAAACACAAAAGATCAATGGCGATTACAGGCTTCTCGGATACAATTTTTAATGTCGGTACGGCATTGACCGCGCCAGGGGATGGCAACACTGTTCAGGTTGCTGAGAACGATCTGTTCTCCACCATGGCCTATACATTGATTGTCAAAGTCGCCACCATTAATACAAACGTAATTGTTCGCCTTGATGGCAGCATCAATGGCACAGACTTTGCACCGATCATTGGTGCCACGACCATCACAGCCAATGGCAACCATGTGATCAGTGTTGGTGACCGCCCTGTCAAATTTGTTAAGCCGGTTTGGGTTTCTGAGTCTGGCGGCACAGCTGCAGTGGTGACCTTCCATCTGGCGGCTGCTTGATATGGACAACAAAGCAAAAGTTTTTTTAAATAAAACAGTTACCGCGATCGGTGATTCCTGTCCGCGTGCGACAGTTGACATCAAAGAGAACGTTAAAAACAGGAACTGGACAATTAAGAACTTTGCTTATGGACCGCTGAATCCAGACGCTCCAGATCCTGGCTTTTGGGAAGAGAAAGCAAAGATGTGGAACAGCGATGTTGATACGGTGATGACTGCCCGCTGCGGCAACTGCTCAGCATTTGATCAAAGTGATCGCGTTCTTGAGTGCATCATCGCTGGCATCAATGAACATGAAGCAGCTGATCCGCACGATGTTCAGGCACTGGCACAACTTGGTTATTGTCAGCTGTTTAAATTCAAGTGCGCTGCTGCGCGAACATGTGATGCATGGCTTTATGGTGGACCTATCACCGAAGGCTGATGCATGTCACATCGACTCGATCAAATTAAACCAGAATCTCTGGTTACAAAACAGCAGTGCCAGGACATGATTGACGCAGCAATTCGCCGCCACAACCGCAACGCTGGTCTAATCAGCATGTTTGTCGGCTGGTCAGTCCTCGGATTATTTGCAGACGGGATGCTGCGACTGGTCGGCTCCATCCCACCCCTTGCTCCTTGGTTAGAAATCTTACTGAACTGAAATGGCTGACAAAGCAATTGAACCTGGTCAGAAAGGAACAGAGCGTTACCTTCCAGAGAAAGCCTGGGCTCAACTGTCGCCAGAGGAGAGGAAGAAAACAGACGAGAAGAAACAAAGAGAATCTCGGGAAGGTAAGCAATTTGTTTCCAACACGGAGCGTGCAAAGAAAGCGCGGCGTGCTGTTGATTTGGCCAGTCGGCGTAAGGCGCAGTAAAATTAAAGGATTGGAATTAATTTAATGGGATCTTCTCTGACACGTTACTCAAGCGTTCCAAGCAGCAGCTCCGAAATCAATGAGGACGTTGTGCGCGGAGTCATGGATAAAGTAGGCGGACGCAACACCGGTCTGGGCCAAGCTCTTCAAGTGGCACCTGGCGGGAAAGATCTGGAGAAGCGCTTTGCAGGCGACGTTAACCTGCCTTCTTTCTTTGGCAGCAAAGACGCAAAAGCCAGCACAGGCTCTGCCAGCTACGCATCTTCCAGCCTAGACAAGCCAGTGACCAAAAGCCTTCGCGGTAAATACCTGGGAGAAGGCATCAATAGTCTCGGTGTAGAAGAGTAAAAGTTTTAGAATAAATACAAAGGTTTTTTAATTATGGCCAGCGGCAAAATGCCCCCAGCACTGCTTGATCACTTCAAAAAGAAGGCGGAGCAGCAAGGTGATAAAGATCCTTCTCGTAACAAAGAAGAAGCGAATTCCAATCGCAAAGAAGCTTTGGCGAAGGCCCGCGCTAAACTAGAGGAAAAGAACAAGCGTGGCCGTGACAAAGAAAAAGAAGCTGGTCAAAAAGGCGCTTAAGACTCCTGAGCTTTACACGCAGGGTGAACTGCAATATTTCAGGATGTGGCTCGCCTCTAAAAAGAAGCATAAAAAAGTTGATAATCTAAAATAAAAACACGCACAAACCTTCAAACAACAGGTACCATCTAGGTACAGGGAGTCAGTCAATTGTCCTCGTCCAGTTCGAACAAAATGCCCGCAATGGTAGATCGTCCGGCGACGACATCTACCCTTCTTACTGTTGCCTCGGGCCAACTATTTGCCACCAGCCTGGTGCCGACAGCTGTTGGTAACGCCACCAAAGTCTTTGATGTTGACTCCGCCCTGACCGACACCTCGATCAGTGGTGCTTACGTTGATGAGATTTGGTTGCGCTACAGCAAGAACAACAACATCTTTATCGACGCCGCCACCGCTGGCGCTGGGACCTACGCTCAATCGGGCACCACAACAGTTACGGTGACTCTGGCAAACCACAACCTCAAGGTTGGTCAGGAGGTTTACCTGGACTACACCAGTGGCACCGCTGTTGATGAGACAGCTACCGTCACCGCCATTACGGCCACAACCTTCACGATCACCAGCGCTGGCACCTTGACCACCTCGGGCAACGTCAGCGTTTATGCTCCGACGGACATCTGCTTTTACCTGGTCAGCACTGGTACGATTACAAACACCAACCAGTTCTTCCCCCTGTTTGTCGCCAGTATCCCAAGCACCGTTGGCAACCAGGAATACAGCCTGACGCTCAAAGAGATTCTTCCGCTGATCAACCACCCTGTGGTTCAAGCTGGTAGCAACTTCACCTCCGCAAACAATGAGGTTGCAGCCAAGCATCGCGGTCTGATGCTCCAGCGCGGTCAAGCCATCTACGCTGCTGTTAGCGGCACTTCCGCTTTAACCAACGGTTTCTACGTCAACGTACAAGCTGGTTACTATTGATGTGAATCATGCCGCGTAAACGATCTAGTTTTGGCGGCAGTTTTGATAACAATCTTGTTGGCGGATTTAGCGATGCTATTCAGAAAAAGCCGACGCGGTATGAACTAGGGATTGATGATAACCCTTTTAAGTTCACGCCAAAAGATTTCAAAACCACCAGCCGCATCCGTTACTACGACCACGACTCAACTTGGGTCAGGTGGCGGCGCGGCTATGAGCTGTACTGTTTAACCCAGACCCTCTTTAGCTCAAGGGCTACAGGACGTAACACCCGTGGCGACTTCAGGATGTACTGCGCCTTCCAGCAGTTCCCTGGAGTCTTTATTCCGGCGCGGATGTTTATGTTCCCCAGCACCAATACTGAGATTGGGGAGCAGATGGTTGGCATTCGAGATGCAAATAGTTTTAATTTTTATAATTTTGGTTTGCCGATTGATGCTGTACGTTATCTGACGGAAGAACAAACAGGAACTTATTCGCAATCTACAACTACCTTAACGGTCACCGTTGATTCGCATGGATATAAAACAGGTGACAGTATTTACTTAAACCCAACGTCAGGCGCGGCAACACCAGAGACACTAACAATTACAGTCGTAAATGCAAATGTTTTTACGGCAACAGCCTCTGCGTCTGTAACAACAACTGGAAACATAGAGGTTAGAAAGGTTACAACGTTTGCTGATCCTGACTGGGTGCAGCAGCGTGTTCGTATTCGCTTTATTCCCACACCTGTCACATTCTTTGGCGGTGAGCGTTTGGCGGACCGTGTGATTGAGCGTGACCCCGGACTGTTCTCCACTTACACCAGGGTTGGAACAACAGTAACGGTAACCTGCTCCTCTGCCCACGGCCTCTCCACTGGCAATGAAGTGTTCCTTGCTGTTCTAAGTGGTGCAGCGCAAAGTGGTTTGTATGAAATTACAGTTTTAAGTTCTACGCAGTTCACGGTACAAAACTACACCTCCGGAATATCTAGTGGGACGCTGATTGTCAACAGGCGGCTGCGTGGTTATAACTATGAGAACTACGTTGGTTATACCGTTACCGGTACAGATTTAAATACAAATGAAATTTTATTCCAGCGTGATGACAGTTACGGTGCTGTGACAGCAAACAGCAGAACAGATGTTGTCGTGCCCGCACCGCGTGGATTCCAGGTGGGCCGGTACCTGACAACAGAGATCCGCTATCAGTGCACCTGCACCGACTTCATGCGGAGGGAAAACTATGATCTCTACGAGGAGGCAAGCAAACGCCGCATCCCTCGTACTCCCATCACCTCTGTTGCAGAAGGCACACGAATTGACCGAGATGGCAATGTCGTCAATACAAAAGATGATGTTGGTGTGTTCACAGATCTTCTGTACATTTCAATCAATAATTTCTATCAACTTCCCACCTACGAAGACACAGCTGACAGCACCTACAACAATTTGATGTACTACCAGATGCGGTGGTGCAAACACATCTATGCTGCGATGTGGTCAATCTTTCACGATGAAGGAAATGATCCCATTGACATCAACGCCACCTACGTTCAATCCGGTGGTCCAAACATCACGATTACGGCTCCAAACCATGGCCTAGGTGCCAACACCAGAATCGAGCTGGACATTACCAGCGGTAACGTCACCACAGGAGAATACATCATTACCCAGGTGGTTGATGCCAACACCTTCCTTGTGGTCTCACCCATCAGCCTGACCACCTCTGGCTATTGCG